GCGACAAGCTTACTGCTTTAGCAATACATAGCAACACCTATTACGATTTGGTCGAAAGGAAGCTTATCGATTATGTCAGCCAAAGTGATGCCCGTGGTACATCCACAACTCAGTCAGGCGGATCAATGGCAAACGCTTATGGTGGTGACGATAAAGTTCCTACCTTCTGCGGATTGAATGTATTGGTTTCAGATGATGTAACCAAGACTGGCTCAGGTGCAACAACTGAGTATGCAGCTTACTTCTTCCAGCCTGGTGCTGTAGGCAGTGGTGAAATGCAAGCGTTAGACATCGAGCAAGATCGCGATATTCTTGCTAAGTCCGACGCGATCAGTTATGACTCTCATTATTGCTATCACCCTGTTGGTAGTAAGTGGGCTGTTACACAAACAAACCCAACTGTTGCTCAGTTAGGTACTGTTGCAAACTGGTCGAAAGTGTACGAAAACAAGAATCTCGGTATAGCTCGCGCTACCGTAGTTTCTAACTACGACTAGGGGTATTTAACAAATGACATCCGTATTTGAAGCCGTAGGCGGCAAGGCAATTGGTTACGTTTCAGGTGGAGCCGTAACACAAGCCACAAACAAATCAACTGCTGTAACGCTTAACACGCAAGGCGGTCAGATCACAATGAACAACGCTGCACTAGCTGATGGTGCAGAAGTTACCTTTCAGGTAAACAATGACAAAGTTGCTGCAACTGACGTTATTGGCGTTAATATTGCTTCTGGCGGTACTGCTGGTGCGTATTTGGTGGTTGTTTCAGCAGTTGCGGCTGGATCTTTTAAGATCACAGTTAGCAACGTGTCTGGTGGCGCATTAAGTCAAGCGATTGTGCTTAATTACGCCGTTACCAAGAGTGCAGCAAGCTAATGGGCTTGTTCGCTTTTAGGCGACTAAGGGAAAGAGAGGCTGCTTTGGCGGCCTCTGCTCCTTTAGCAGAAAAACCCAAGCCAAAGACAAAACGTAAACCAAAACAAAAGCCTAAGACTTATGGCGATCTCGATAACGGAGACGGTGGGAGCAGCAAACGCAAACAGTTATCTGTCTCTGGCTGATGCACAAAGTTTAATTGATGGTTTAGTAGAAGATGCTGATGTCGTTTCTTGGGCTTCTGCTACTACAGACCAAAAGAACAGGGCGTTATATACAGCAGCGCAACGGATTGATCGTGAAAGATTTTTAGGAGCAAGAGTTAATGACACTCAAGCAATGCAATGGCCTAGATCAGGAGTAAGGAAGCCAGATACTTATATCAATACTTACGCGACTGGTTTTCCATTCCGTATCGTTGAAGATTTTTTTACAGACACAGAAATTCCAGAGCAATTAAAAAAAGCGCAGGCTGTTTTAGCTGTTTATTTGAATAGCAATAAAGAAGCTTTAAATCTTACGGGGCTTGAATCTTATCAAAGTGTAAATGTAGGATCTGTTTCAGTGACACCGTATAGATTTGGAGCAGTTGGCTTTAATGCCGTCCCTCCTATGTTTGAACGATACTTTAATGGGCTTAGAATAAGTGGACCAAGTAACATTGCAGTAAAACGCAGCTAACCATGATTTATCCAGCGGCAACAATTATCACTGACACAAACGCACATACAGGGCGTTTCGGAAAAGTTCATGCGTTGGCAGATGCTTCTTGTACTTTTGTTTCAAGTGATCTCACAGAAAATGGATCATCAACAATTAACGGAATTACAATGAAGGCAGGAACAGAAATCGAAGGGATTGTTATAACAAGTATTACGTTGGCAAGCGGTCAAGTTGTTGCGTATCGTTTGTAATGTCTTTTGCTAACGCTTTACAAAACGCAGTTGATAAGGTTGTAAAGGTAAAAGGAATGGGAGTTGACGTTGTTTTTCGGCGTTTAACTCCTGGTACTTATAACACTGCAACTGGTGTTGTAAAAAGTTCTAAGATTGATGAAACAATTAAAGGCGTTTTTCAATCTATTAGTGACCGAGAAGTTAATGATTTAGTTCAATCAAGTGATCGCAAATGCTTAATTAGTGCCGCTTCTGTTAGCAATGTTCCAACGACTAAAGATCAAATAATATATGGTGGAATTATTTATCAAATTATTAGCGTTGAGACAGTTTCTCAGGCTGGAATAGACTTAAATTATGATTTGGTGCTACGAGCATGACGGAGCAGTGGAAGCCAGAAGAAATTCCAGAGAAGGTTGAAGGGCTTTTGGCTGCGTTGCTTCAAAGTACCGTTTTAGAATCTGACGCTCGGTTAAAAGTTGGAACGCCTGTAGACACTGGGAGACTTAGAGCTTCATGGCAAATATCAAAGGGGGAAGGAAACCCATCAAATCCTATTGATGCAGGAAAGAATAAACAGTATGGAGATACTTCACCGCCTCGAATGGTTACAGACGCTTCAACCAATGCGGTAAGGATTGTAAGGACAGGACCAAAAGCCAATTATGACGTAACTAAAAAACATTCATTAGATGTTGTTTATACAATTACAAATAATATGGAATATGCAGAGCCGATTTGTTACGGAACAGCTCGGCCAGCTTCATGGGTCGCATCAGGGACAACAGGCAGTTCACAAAACCCCCCTCCTTGGGTTGAAGGAATAGCAAAAGGAATGCAAAAATATATTGACTACAACTGGGAAAAGTTCGTAAAGGAAACAAATTAAATGGCTGCTACTAATCTAAATACTGTTCGATCTACGATTGAAACTCGTTTAAAAGATGAGTTAAAAGGAGGAGGAGAACACCCGCCTATCACGGTTGTATTTAATAATGTCCCTGCTATTCCCATTCCTAATAAAAGCTGGTGTCAATGCTCAATGAGTTTTAGTAGTAGCAGTTATTTATCTCAAGGAGGAGTAACAGGTTCAAGTAATATTTTAACGGGTTTAATGTCTGTAAATATTTTTACTCCTAAAGGCCAAGGGGCTGGTGATAATTATGTAATTGGAAAGAGAATTAGGGATTTATATAATAGAATTAATATTTCAGGTGTTTACTTTGATCCGCCTATTGGTCCCGAAGTTATGTCGGCGGCGTCTCCTGAAGGTTACTTTCAGACGCAAGTGCGAGTAACATTTGAAGTAATTGAGGAACTTTAGCCAATGGCTCTTACTGAAGAACAACTTGACGCGGTTGAAGCGGTGAAAGGTAAAAGAAACCCTGCATTGTTTGACCCGCGTTGTCAGCAATATTTAGATCAAAAAAAGAATTGCGAGGTTAAAACTGTAGATAAGTCCGATAAGGGCTAAACTTTACACATCATTCCTTTTAATTAAATGGCTTTTTACCGAGGGGAAGAGGGTTCTGTAAAATTCAAGAACGCTTCTGGAACAACTGCGGCGGTAGCAGAAACAACAGCATGGAGTCTTGACATCTCAAAAGATGTGCTTGATTGCACAGCTCATGGAGCTACTTCAAGATCTTATGTTGGATCTTTAATTTCAGGAACTGGTTCTATTGAATTTAATTACACAGCCACTTCAGGTGACGAAACCAAAAACCTACTTGATGATGCTTTAACAACAGAAGATGCTGCTGATGCTCAGTTCGAGCTTTACATTGACACTTCTGGCTCTAAGAAGTGGAGTTTTTCAGGCATCATCACTGGAATGAGTACTTCAACAGCAGTTGGCGATTTAACAAAAATCACCGCTAATTTCCAAACCAGTGGCGCAATCACCAGCGCAGCGTAGAATCTAAGAACCTAACCCCAATCTTGTATGTCTGCGAATAAAAATCGCACCGTTGATTTGCTCTGCGGTGCTTTTGACTTAAATGATCGCCGTAAGTTTGAATTAACAAACGAAAAAGGAGATCATGTTGTTGATCTCTACTTTAAGGCCATTACCCGTGCTGATCGTGTTTTGTCGATGAAGTCGGCGGGTGATGATGCCTTGAAAGCAAGCACTCAACTTCTTTGCATCAAGGCAGAATTAGAAGATGGAACAAAAGCTTTTTCTCCAGGCGATGCAATTAAATTGCAAAGGGAATTGCCTGAGAAAGTTTTAAATGAACTTGAATTGTTTTTAAATGGATTAGAAGAAGGAGCAGAGATTGGCGAAATAAAAAAGCTTTAGAAGAAGACGAATGGTTGTTTTTTGAGTTTTTTTTAGCGACAGAGTTAGGAATGACTGTTGGAAAGTTGCGTAATGAAATAACTGAGACGGAGTTAATAGCTTTTGCTGCTTATTACGAGTTAAAATCTGACTACGAGAAGCGATCAAGCTAGAATCTTTGCATGGCTGAATCATTAGTAAAATTTAAGGTTGACGCAAGAGATGCGATAAGAAAGATCCGTGACTTAGGTAATGCAACAGGACGTTTAGCAAAGCAAAACTTAGCAGCTAAGAAAAGTTTTGGCGGTCTTCAAAGTGCATTAACAAAACTAGCTTTAGTTGAGACAGGACGGCGCATGACCAACATGAGCGCATCCTTTAAGCAAACGCAAATTAGATTAAGGTTGTTATCAAAAGAATATGGTGAAAACTCAGCAGCGCAAGAATTAGCAGCAAGAGCCGCTAACAAATTTGGCTTAAGCCAAGCGGAAGCGTTAAGCGGTATTACAGATATTTATGGACGTTTAAGACCTATAGGCGTGACGTTAAAAGAGATTGAAACGACTTATATGGGTTTCAATGTTGCAACAAAGCTTGCAGGAGTTAGCGCACAACAAGCATCTGGAGCGTTCTTGCAGTTATCACAGGCGTTAGGCTCTGGCCGTTTGCAAGGTGATGAATACAGGTCGATTGCGGAGCAGCTACCAATTTTAACTCAGGCGATTGCAAAGGAGATGGGCAAGCCTGTTGGTCAGATCAAGAAGCTTGCTTCAGAAGGAAAAATCACAAGTAAAGTCGTTATCAATGCGTTAAGGAAGATCGAACAAGACGGCGGAGCGAGTATTGCAAAGTTAATGGAAGAATCTCCTGAACAAGCCTTTAAGGATTTACGAAATGAGATTGCTGATTTAAGCGTCGAGCTTGGAAATCATCTTTTACCTGCTGTTGTTGCAGTAACGAGAGTAGGGACCGAAGCAGTTAAATGGCTTGCTGATCTTCCTGATCCTGTAAAGAAGGGAGCTGTAGCGGTTGCTGCTCTTGCTGCTGGTTTTGGGCCTCTTACTTTTGCACTAGGGAAAGCTTATACAGCTTTTCGAGTTTTTAG